AAGTTCAGACCTTCCAAATCGTTGATGTTATATCCCGATTTAGATGTCGTTAAACACTTAACACCAATCCAATCTTTAAGACACTCCGGTAGCATGATTAAATGGGTTTTCCGTATAAATGTTATGTTCAGGAACTTTGACTAAGCACTTGGTACGAAGATAGTCAGGAACCCAAAATGAAGGACAGGCTTTATTGGCAAATTGATTGTGTCCTGCAATCTTTACATCAGGGCAATATGCGAGAACTTCAGCGATAATCGAACTTAATATCCCATTCTGAACCTCAGTCAGGGTGTTCTTAGCCCTTTTCCCGTAAACATCCAACCCTCCTACATAGCAGACATGGCGTGAAACGGAGTTGATTCCGGCAACACCATTGGTGATTTCAGCATCGTCAATCCATTTATCGCCATTGTGCTTCACAAACCTATGCCTCTCACCATTGAGCAGGACAATATCTGAATAGCCCACCCGTGACCATCCCCGGCCTTGGGGAGGTGGCTTAATGTGCCAGTTACGGATGGTTTCCGCAGTAAACGACTTCCCTTCAGGAGTAGCCGTACAGTGGATAATCAGATATTTAAATTCCTTCCTCATTTTCGCTTATTTCTTCTTCTTTTTTTTTCTCAATAGGCACATATTCGAGAACATGACCATCAGCCTCTTTAACGGCAACAACCTCAATAGGCTTCTGCTGCTGCTTCATCAGAACAAAGATATCGTATTTTCCATACTCAACTGTCTGAATTTCAATGCCTTTTTCTTTCTCATAGAACCAAGCGAATACCTGAAGGATGTCATTATTGGTCTTTAAATGGAAACTGGCGTAAGTCTGCTGGATGGTGAACATAATCGCCTTTCCCTCCATTGCCATATCCCAAAAATTCATATCCTCTTTGGGCTTTACTGCCTGAATTTTGTAATGCCTACCCAATCCATAATGGATGGCATATAGGGCAGATTTAAGGTCTTGGCTTGCGTGATTGAATAATTGCGGAAGTAGTATCATCGTTTTTTTTGTATAAAATTAAAAAAGGCCGGACAATTTTCATCATCCGGCCCTATCCAACATATCAACCTCTTACAACCCGTTGATTATTGTGTCCACGTTCAATGCGATTGGGCAGATCATTGTGATGTCATTCCAAAAGATAGTGCCATCGAAGAAGCGTGAGCCAGTGTTATTGTCCTCAATTACTTCATCAATTTCTACCTGGATGTCATTGACCAATCCATAGAACTTGTTGTCGCACGTCCAATATCCGAATTTGTAACCACCCGGATTGGTAAGGAACGTGTTCCAAAATGTGTGAGCAAGACATCCACCAGGAGTCACGGTATCCGTGTTGTAGTCCTGGAAGGTGATGGTCTTCTCTGCACCTGATACTGCCTCAGGCTGACAAGAGGCAATCCTCTTCTTCGTGAATGTACCTTTTGGCTTTTGACCAAGTACATAACCTGAAAGGACTGCATCACTGTTATTGATAGCAGCAATCCATTCTGCATCATCGGTGATGTCGGTGAAGGTATAATCGCACTTCACGAAGGTGAAGATTTTGATACCTCCCGGTGCTTGGATGATTGAACATCCATTGCCCGTATAGCTTACTGGTAAAGCTGGGGCGCAAGCTGAATTACATATAGCCATGTCGTGTTATTTTTTTAGATTATTAAATTACGGAGCAGGACAAGCAACAGGACCAGTGGAGCAATCTTGGAATTTGTAGATGCCATTGTCATCTTCTGTGCAGAATGCAGCAGGCATATCAATGATATTCCAGTTCAGGGCAAGCTCAACATACCACTTCTCGGTGCAATCATCATAGCTCGTCTTCAAATCATAAACCAAACCTGTGAAAGGATCAACGATTGTTCCATGCTCGAATGAAGAATCACGCTTGGCATACTCACCAAGGTATTTGTTCCAAGTAATCATTTGAACTGCACCAGGAGTCCAACCATAAAATACAATCGGATCTTCAATACTATTGATTTGCGGATCGAAGTAGTAGAAGGCATTACCTGACATTGAAGCCAAATCCATTCCTGCTACTGTGTTGCAACAAGCGATTGATTGTGCTTTAGCATACAATTCAGAGGAAGATCCACCAACGATTATAGGCGCGCCAGTATGACCTGCTAATTCAATTTGGCTAATTACTTGAGGCCAAGCTAAAGGATTTGGGAATCCACTTGAAGTAAAAAGTGGTATGTTCTGAATAGTTGGAATGCCTACAAGACCATTGATTTGAGTAATCAAAGCCTTATCAACTGATACGTTGATGGCATTCATGGCACGCATGATGTTCTGACCAACCCAAACGCTATCTGCTTCGCACAGTTTACGCATTTCAGCCTCGTCAAAGCCCATTTTGTACTTGGCGCAGTTGAACTCGGTGATGAGTTTCTCCAAAGGCTCAGGCTCTACTTCCGGAGTACAGTTGGGAGCGCAGCTAGTGACAACATCAGAGTCACAAGCCTGACCAATGTAGTTGATTTGAACGGCACGATATTTACCATTTGTGGGTACTACCTGTGCGGTGAATCCATTACGATTTTGAGCGGACATCAATCCGTCAATCATACCAACCTTTTGGCGTGAGAGTGCCGGGGCGTTGGAACCTGCGATTTCATTCAGGTTTACCTGAATAGCGGAGCAAAGTCCTTGTGTGTAAGCCATTGTTTTGTTTTTTGAGTTTTTTTAGAGTGAGGGGTATATACGACAAATCCCAAAACTAAAGCAGCCATGATTGACAACTTCGGTTTTGGGATTCCCGATTCCCCGATTGTGCCTTATTAGGTAGGCAACCTCGGTAGCAGTTTTCGGTCAGCCACGACCCATTGCAAATATACTAATAATTACAATTTTCCAAATGTCCGCATATTTTTCATCTTCTCGGCATTCTCCTTCGCAGCAGACAAACCGGGTAGATTAAACTTTGCGTTATCGCTACTTTTCTCGAAAGACACGCCCTTCAAAGGCTGGGCATTGGATTGATTTCCGTTTGATACCTGCACGATATTCAAGTGGTCAGGACCGAGAATTTGATCAAGCAACTCATCGTAATTCAGCACCCGTGTGCCATCCTTTGAAAGCACATTCAATCCTTCCTTGGTCTTCGGGATGATAGCATCGCCATCCTCGTTCAACTCCAACTTAATCTTCAGTTCCTTCAAAGTATCCTGAATACCTGCAACGGCCAGCTTCTGATTTACCGCCAATTTCTTTCCGGCAAGCTTAGAAAGCTGAAGCGTATTTAGCTGATAGGTCTTGATAAAGTCATTCTTCTCAGCCTCTTTTGCAGGAAGAACCTCTTCGACAATCTTCTTATGCTCCTTGGACAGTTCCATGTACTTGGTCTGCCATTCATCGCCTGTAGTCTGAACTGCCGATGTAGCCTTCTGATAGGCCATGTTCACGATGTCCTCAAACTTCTTTCCGGTCATCTCTGTCGGATCAAGGTTGAAGGTCTTCTTAATCTTATGCTCTACCTTGGACAGAACCTCACCATTCACTTCCTTCTTGATGGATTCAAGTACAGTTGGATCGGAAGCAACCGCTTGTTTGATTTGGCTTCGATAGCCTTCTGCAAATTCGTCAATATTAACCTCTTCTTCAGACTGAAGCTTGGCAATTACGTCCTTTTGAACGCCAATCTTTTTAAGGAAATCTTCTAAGTTTTTCATTCTATGATATTTTGGTTTATTTCAGGAGTGGTTGGTGTTTCGTCAGTCACACTAAGCTTGTCGCTTTCGGGAAGGTCTTCCACCATCAGATTTTGGGTAGGAACTTCAAGTTTGACTTTTTTCGTCTTCTTAGCCGGAACTTCCTCAAGTTTAGGAAGCGATTCACCATTGATTACCTCGTATCCTTTGAAAAGGCCATGCTTCTTCATTACCTCTACTGCCACAACTGTGGTTTCGGTAATCTTTCCGGTTTTCAGATTTTGAATTTTGACTTTTTTGGGTGGGTATTCCATGAAGTATGTGTTTAGGCAAATATACTATTATTAGGGCAAATCTCTTCGGCCAAAGAAAGGCTTTTTAGACACCGATTTCGATCCTTTACATGACCATAGCTGCCTTGCCCAATAGTTCGGAGTGGTCTTGTCGTTTGCGCCTTTTATACCTGCTGAACGAGCGCAATACGAGTCCCCGGCAACAGTACCTGGTTTGATTGTGTATCCCTTTGCTCCAAAGTTGATGGTCTTGCCATTAATCTCAACGGCATACTTCTTACCCTTGGCTTTTGAACGTGTAACTTTGGCCATGATTATATTTTTACGGGAACTGCCGTATGTCGGCAATTATATCCCCCTCTGTAAACTGTAAAGTTTTCTGGGTTAGTGCCGGGTATCATTCCCTTTCCATAAAGGTTTGCCCAGGCAATCTCGGTAATCAATTCTGATTTCTTGATGATTCCTTTGCCATCCCACCTGATACATTGCGGCCTAGAATCCTTTACAAGCCCTCCAACGTACAGATAAGCATTCGCCCCAATCTTCTCCCCAAGTAGGCTATTAAGCAGCCCATCGTATTGGAAAATGGCATCCCTGGCTATCTGTCCCGCATACTTCTGAAAACGGCCAAGCCGATCCTCGTTGCTGATAATAAAATCCCGAATAAAAACCTCCATGTCCGTAACAGTTGCACCTGCAACAATGTTACGATAGATACCGATTTTCATGGGTTCGATAAAGTCCGTGCTGATTCCTGCCCCGGTCAATCCATTAAGCGTAATTTGGACGTTCTGCCTCTGAACAGGGGAAAGCAGTTCCTCTAATTCCTTGGCACTCATGCCATTAACGCTTGATTGGATTTTGGAATTCAAGTCAGTGACCCTACCAAAGGCGGTGATGTAATCCCGAACCTTTTGCGGATATTCTCCCTGCTGAATGGCTGAGGCAGCTACAGTATTTATTCCTGCAACCTTTTGGACATTCTCATCATCGAAGACGAACTTTCCGTTCTCGGTTTTGAAGGAAGAAACATATTTCCAAATAATGGCAAACAGGGCTAACTCAAGCAATCCCCATCCATCGAAGAAATCTTCGTAGGTCTGATTCAGAAGGCTATCCTTCTCTTCAATCAATGCCCTTTCTTCGTCCGATAATGGGTATTCGTCCATCTTAGATGATTACTACTGGTTGGTTAGCATAGTCAGCCACAATCGGGGCTATCTCAGCATCAAGGTCAGCGAAGATGTCGCTCAACTGCGTTTCAAGGTATTCAGTTCCTTTTTCAGAAACGAGTTTTACCAATGTTTTGTATGCGAAGAGTGATTTGATAATGTCATCCTTTTTGATTGTGCCGGACTGAACTAGAATCTGTTTGTCCTTGGTACTGACATTATAAATCGGATCATAGCTTACAAGAATCTCAACAATCCTGGCTACAGACTGGTTTCCGCTGAATCTCTTCTTAGCAAGGTCTTTTGTGGTTTCCACCAGAAATGCCATCGGAGCATTTTTGTCCGACAACATATTGATTTCGTTAATCAGGTCAATCTCGGTCTTCATCATAAAGCTGATAGGCTTCACGATAACCGGATCCATCGGATTGTTTACGTTGCGATACTTTTCAATAATCAGCAAGCTTCGATAAATTATTTCATCGAACGTGTTATTACTGATTTTTATCAGCAGCATGAACCCATCCTCCTGATCTACCCTCTTTGCCAATGCTGACTGCGCCTCATCAATCTTATCAAGGTGCAAAGCATCTTCTGCTCTCTTCAGCAGTATCTGCCATGCCTTACCTGAATATTCAAGGACTTCAACAGGAGGTGAAACGAAACGAATCATCGCATCCTGACCATAACTAGAGTCAAGTACGTTTCCTCCCTTTTCACGCAGGAAAACTCCATAAGGACTGCGGCTGATAACTCGCCCTGTTCCCTTACACACCTTGCAAGGATAATGGCTATCATCCTGGGTATTGTAACAAACACCATCCCTGCAACCCGGAGCAGAGCAAGTGTCGGCTATTTCCTCCCTGTAAGGAAAACCTGAAGTGGTCATCACCGCAGTCCAATCGGAGTATTGTCTGATTGCTTCATTCGCAAATGGAACGAAGGCCGAGAAGTAACTTTCAAAATATCCCTCATCGGTCAAATCCCCACCTAAAATAACGGCAGGCAAAGTTCCCATGTTATGCTCGTAAATCGGTATTAGCCGGAAGGTCATATCGCCCTTCGGACCGAACTGCTCATGCTTATAAAAAGATGTTTCAGTCAGCGTATAGTAAACCAATCCCTCTTCAACTACATTGCCTCCGGATATTACTACGCTTTTTTCATAAGCATCAAGCCAAGTAATTGTGTCTTGGTCAAGGTATTTGATTTGGTCGCTGCCAATTAAAACAGGAGCAACCTCAACTTTTACAGTTGGATTAGTCAAGCCTTCACCAGTCGGAATCCATGCAAGCCATCCGTTTGGGTCTTCAATCATCCTACGCATCACAAACTTTTGTATGTAGGAATAGAAGAATTGACCCATGAACTTTTTATCATTCAGGTACTCCGAAAGTTCTGCCGAAACTTGAATGCTAAAATTAGCAGACGCAAATATCCTGTATAGCTTGTCTATCGCCCGGTTGATTGAACCTTTGGTGATTGGCTCGTAAATAGACAGTCGGTACTCCTGTACTTCGGGGTCTTCGTTTGGCCTACGCTTAGTAAGAATTTCGCCAGGGTTTTTTCCTCTTGTATGAACAAACATGGTGTTCCTTACATCCACCCATTGCTCATAGTGCTTTGGATGCTTAATGCGTCCAATTTCGTTATTGAGATAAACGATGTCAATCATTTTTAATCACATGAATTTGTTGATGAACATTGCACTCGTTTTAACTGGCTTTCGAGGAACCACATATTTCCAATTTCGTTATTCTTAGTTATTGTGCCGCTAGCAATGTAATCCCTTCCATCTACATAAACAGTATCAGAAGCTAGTATTGCAGATATCAATCTTGCAACACGTGGAGGAACTCTGTTTGTACGCAAGAACCAATTCTCTGATGTTTCTGTGTTTGCAGTAAATTGTCTTATACCTACAAACTCTTTATTGATTTCGAACCCTACAAGTTCAAAAGAACCTTTAACTCTGTAAGTATTTCGGTATTGGAAAGGAACTCCTATGCCAATCCAATTATTGGGATTTGCTGCAGGGTTGCCATAATAATATCCGAAACAATCTTTTTTGCTATTTACACCCTCAAGGAAGATTGTATTATCGGGATCACACTTTTCAAACTTGAAAGGCTCAGTAGTAAACTCTCTAATTACTTGCCCATTTGAATCATAGAAGAAGAACTTAATATAAAAACATCCATCCCAATTCGGAATTGTACCAGTTCCAGTTGCTAATATTTGAGCCAAGTCAAGAGAAATCTGTTGAATGTTTGTCCATTGGTCAAAGCCATTGTATTGGGGAACATTATACATTCCAACAAACTGCTGAATTGCATATGATGGCAAATCACCTCCAATAACTGCATCTGTGCAACAATCATATACTGCTCCACTAACTGAAACACCCCATCCTGCACCTTGACCCCAAACTCCTGTATTTATATTTATTGAAGGAGATTGCCCATTCACATAATCCCATTGTTGGAATTGAAACATTAATGGATCAGTATCCCTAACAGGAGTAAAGTATGGCAAGTCGTTTCCACAAAGATTGCAGTTCCATGAATCTTCAGGTTCACAAAGAATCAATCCATTATTTACTACTGTTGCAGTACAATCGCCTGGAAGGCCACCACCAGCACAAGCATCAATGATTAGATTAGAACATACTATTCTGTTCCTTGTATATTCATAATTGAATACTGGTGCTTCATAACACCAAAACGTATCTCCGTCTAAATAGCTATTTGGCATTTCTTACTTTTTATAGTGGTAAATACATTGCACATATTTCATAAGTTCCGGCAGGAAGAGCGTTTATGTCAATCTTAAACTCCCATGTTCCAACTTGAACTCCGGTAGTGGTATCGTAAATATACTGAGAATCCAACTGAGTAAATCCACTTGGACTTACCCCAGTTTCATCATCCTCTTTAAGCTGCAATATTCCGTATGGGCTTCTATTAAAGAAACCAATTACATATCCGGCATCGGCAGGATTTAATGAAGTCATTGTGGCTTTTACATGGCCGTAATCCCCAGGACATATCGGTCCGTTTAGTGGAACGTAGGCAGATCCTGTCCAACCTTCAAGCACTAAAGGATTAAATGCGTCAGGAGTATTTACGCTAGGAGGAGTAATAGGCTCTTCTGTAAAACAATCTAGCCTTTGCAATATAACCTTGTTTACATAGAATGGCTGACTGTTTGGAAGGTTAAGAATACTACTTAAATCAAACCTAATTATATACTGAAGAAATATTGCACCTGCTGTAACCCAATTGTAGGTCATATTATAGTTTTGAACCAACTGATTGCCTAAAGGTCCGGCAAGAGATGAATTCCAAGGAGTGGCGTTATCAGCAATATACACATTAGAACCTGGGAATGTAACTCCAGTTTCCCATCTTGCTCTACCTTCCCAATTAAGAATCAGCTGCCCAAATCCATTGTCCTTTACAGTAAATGCCGGATCAAGGTTATTATAATCAAAAGGATATCCTCCTTGGCGTATGGATTGATATTGATTGTATATGAAATATGCCGTTTGTGTAGCATTTATGCTTCTAACCGCATATACATTCAATCTTACATCGGTAATCAATTTCATCCAATCGCCAGCAAATCCCAAATCGAATAGACATTGAGAAGCGAAAAACCCACCTTCAACTATGACCTCATTTTTTAATCTCTGTTTATAGACAGTTACAAGAGGATAAACATTGGTATATGTATTTATGTAATCTGACCATGATGTTTGAATGTCCAATGGGCAGCAAAGAGAGTCTTCTGATGGTGTTACATCAACAGAAATAGAATTTGATATAAATGTATTTACAACATTTGCTCCTACATCATAAACAATTACTGCTACATAATATATTTTACTTGCATCCCATCCTGTGCCAACATGGAAATCAATCTTCCAAGTGTTGGCGGCAACATTCGTTGGTCCAGTTGATGGAGATTCTATTTCTCCGTTTAATACAGATGTACCAGGTATAGTCGTGATTAGCGATCTAGATAATTCATTATTTAATTGCCAATCTATATTGTTATCAGATGTATTATCAGCACTAAAAATATACGCTACCATATAGTTTGGCGTATATACTGGTTGCATATCAATTTGAAAAGTAATCTTCGTTTTTTCAAATATTGAAAATGAAGTAAGTGATGATACTATAAAATTCCTTTCTTGGCTAAATGACACCTGAGTATTAACAGGATTACTTCCCGTGAATTCTGCATTTGTTCCATATAACCCAAGGTTATACCATCTTGCAGCCATTGGTATTGTTCTATACAAAAAACACCTGAATGGCCTTTCTCCGGCAAAATTTGGGTCGTTTACATTGTTATCAACGAAGAAAAGTTCTTTTGATAAAAATCTCTGAGTATTATAGACATCAGGATTAGTAGATAATTTAATTGCAGTTGTTGAATTTATATTTGAATAAGAAAGCCTTTTATAATTATCTAAAATCGTATTTGTAATCTCATTATCTATATCCATCGTCATATAGAACGTGAAGTAGATAAATAAACTATTGGAATTTGGAATTTCTACCTGGACTTGCCAATTCTTCTGAGATGGTTCATTTACTGATCCTGTAACCTGATACATATCAAAAAGACCAGCCCCAACCATATATCCAAGAATCTTTATATACCAACCTTCAGCAGGCAATGGCAAAGAATAAGGATCAACAGGAAGAATTGATTGAATATTAGTCCACAAAATAGGATTCAAATACAAATCAAAGTTTGCATTTGTAAATCCATTATTGTATGTGTACTTCCAAATAATAGTCTTCTTCTCTCCTATAGCTGCTTCTGAATAAACAGATGGAAGTTGGAAATTGCATCCTGCGGTAAGTGTTGGAAGGTATCCTGATTCAGTTTCAATTTGAATATCAGTACATCCTACTCCGCAACCAAGGCAATAAGTTGGATTAATATTAACAGTTAGTTTTCTGCTGTAAACATCACATACAATTACATCAAGAAAAAATGGAGCAGGAGGAGTTGAATTAGGCCAACAAAATGAAAACCCAAGCTGAACTGTTGAATTACCGGGAACAAATAATATATTAGCTACTTGTAATATTCCATCAACATAATACTTTGTTCCAGCAGGAAAATTACCGCCATCATCTAAAATTACAGGTACATCAAATGAAGAATAGTTTGTAAATGGTATGGTGGCAAGTATATCATCACATCCAGTAGTGCCTATGCAAGGAGTAAGATTTAATGTAGTTAATGATGCAGGAACAGGATCATAAGTAGCAGATTGTGGATTGATTTCCTGCAAACCACCTGCTTTTGTTTCAATATAAGTTCCTGTATTATCTGTATAATCTATATTTAGATTATATAAAAAGAAATTATTTGGTGGTAAAACTCCTTGACAAGGACACGCTTGTACTTTTATTTTTATTGAACTACCAAACGATAAAACTATTGGTGGTGCTAGAGGATCAGTATATGGAAATCCATTTACATCTATAACATCAACTGGGCAAGGAATTGCTGATGTACTAAAATAAATCCTATTAATAGTAACAGAAATGGTAGCAGTAAGGTATAGCTCCCAAGTGTCTGTATAGCAACAGTTTGTTGAACCTCCGTAAATTAATGGGGGTTGAACCCCTGTTAAACCGAATATTGGCATCTTTCTTTATGTTATGCTATACCTGTTACCTTGATTGTTCTGTTGGTGAAATTAACGACAATTTCGTTTATTTTCCCGTTTACTATGCTGCCATTAAGATTTAATCCTCCCACAGTCTTGTCAAAGGAAAATGTATCAAAGGAATCGCAGTCAAAATCGAAAGTGAAGTCGAAATTGAAATTGGAAGTTCCCGGAAGGCGTGGGTTGTCTATGTAGTGGAAAAGAGGGTATAAATTGTTTTTTGCAGGAGTTCCGGTAAGTGTTTTTTCCATAAACCACATAGGGTAATTAAAAACAGATCCTCCTAATTGAGCAGATCCGGAAACAACAGTGCCACCAGTAAATCCTGTATTATTATATGTTTTTACTCTACCGCTATTTGTTCCTAACTTACCACTTGAAGGATCATAGATTACTATTTTGTATAATGCAAAATTATGTTGAGCCAATGTCATTGCATTAACATAACTATTAAAAGGATTTGAACCATTTACACTTGATATAGTAAGTAAAAATGACAAGCCTCTTATTAATCCGCTATCAAAAACTGATGCTGGATCAATGCCATCCCCTCTATATCTAGAAGCACCAAGTTGAGGATTTACATTCCAAGGACCGGATTGTGATTTGTTTACTGGTGCTGGATTCCATTCAACTATATCATTATAAGCATCAAGTGCTTCATTACCGACATAATCTATTGAATCCATTGAATATTCAAAATCACCAAAAGATGGTCTTGGCTTATCAATCCATGACCAGCAAACCTTATCTCCATGAATTTTATTATTTGATAAAAGTTGACCAAAATCAATCCAAGCCGTAGTATTTTGAAAAAAATCCTTTCTTTCAAAGTATAGTGTACTTCCTACAATTCTATATTCAGCATTAAAAAGTGGCTCAAGGTAATTAGTCATCAATGTATCCAAAGTTTCGTTTGGAACATTTTTTGAAATCAATTTAAAATTTGTAGATAATTCCGCTCTTCCCTTTTCTACTGGTGCAGACATCAAAACTGCATCATAATATATATTTCCCCATACCGCATAAGGTTTTGCATCTCCATTCAATATGCTTGAATTAAATGTAAGTCCACATTTTTCACAAACATTTTTTATATAATCTCTTAAATATGCAGATGGATGAAATTTACCACATTGTATAAAAAAATTGGCTATACTGTCCCTAGCTTCTATTACGGCATCAGCAGCAGCATCATTTCCGCTAAATAGACTAAAGAATTTCAAAACTACTATTACAGGAAGAAAAATCAGATTTATAACTGTTCCAACAATAATACCAATTAAAAAAAGTAATTCAGCAAGAAACTGAGGTCTTGTTTCTAGGCAATATCTAATAATAGGAACATCTCTTTGTAAGAAAGGATTTGAAGTATTCCAATTATCCCAAATCAAAGTTGATTTAACGCAGTTTAATGCTGCCTCTTCTTCAATGATATTAGCACTTACATAGCATCCATTGCTACACCAATCAATACTATCTCCACGAATTATTCCATTAAATACTGCCTTACCGCAGCAATCATCATATATTTTTACAGTAATTGAATTATTAAAACCATTTGGATTATTAATTAAAATCGGGTAAATCAAATCCCAACCATCATCGTAAAATGTAAGTTCTGATGAAAATGATGCACTAAGATTGCCCTCCTCGTTTCTTCTGCGATAAGTAATGGTAAACTGCTCAATACCATCAATACGGCCAGTAATCAAACTACCATTAAGTTCTATTTTCAGCGTAGATACCATTATTTTGCCCTATTACGAATCCTATCGTTCTTCCACTGATAATGTGATACAAGGCCGTGAATGCCGCTCTCGTCAATGGTAAGTTGCATCCTATCTTGACCAACTATTGCTTTCTCAATCCTGGATAGCCTTTCCTCAACCCCGACATTGTTTATCATAATCACCTGCTTACCCATTCCGGTAGCCAAGTATGGATCACGACCCTTGTTGATCTGCTCAAGCATCGGCCTCCAACGCTCTGCCGGACCTTTCTTCACTACAAACTCCTCCCGGTGAACTACACCTGCTGGCTCATACTTGCCTCCCTTACCTGTCCATCCACCTTCTGCGAAACCTCCGATGGCAGATTGTGTTGCAGCCCTTGCAGCAATATATCCTGCCGTTATGGATGCTATTACCGATGCTACCAGGATTGGGCTTAATATTCCGCTTCCAGTTGATGCTGCCCTTGCTACTGCCAATGAAGCCTCGGCAACCGTCTGAGCAAATATCAATGCTTGTTGCTGCCGGACAAACTTTGCTCTTTCCTTTTGCAGATCAGTAAGCCTTTTCTTCTCAGCTTCAAAAAGTTCGGCATTACCTTCATCAGCAATCTCCTTGGCTCTTTCCACCCGATCCTCCTGCAAGGCTATCAGCGCATCGTTCTTCATCATCTCAGCTTCGATGGCTGCATTGGCGATGGTGAATGCTGCGTCTACTGAGGCTTGGACTTCATCGAAGATGCGGTTAATGCGAGCATCATGTGCATCCTTTTCAGCTTTAGTCATTCCCTCTTCAAACTTCTGCTGTTTTTTTAAAGTATCCTTTCTATTATTTTCTCTTTGATTTTTAGTATCGTTTTCTAATGTTCTTATTGCATTTTCTTTTTGCGTAGCATTATCAATTTCAAATTGATTGTCTTTAGCTAATTGCTCTTGCTGCTCTTTAGTTAAAGGACCTATAAAATTTGAAACAAACTTTTGAGTTTCTGTTTTTTCGTATTTAAACTTTTTATCTATTTCGTCTTTTTTTCTTTGAAAATCAATGGTTATTCTTTTATCTTCTAATTCACCAGTAAGCCTTATATTATCTACTACATCACTTCTTAACTCCTGTAATTCTTTTTTATATTCCTTACCTCTTCCTATTCTCGAATTTTTAAAATTCTCAAGTAAAATATCTATTGATTCTTCTGTAGCATCTTTTTCATCGTTTCTAAGTTTTATTAATTGCTTTAAAGAATCATCAGTATATTTACGAAGTTCTTTTAAATCTTCTTCTCTCCATTTTTTATTTATTTCTATTTTATCAAATCCAAATTTCTTAGTAGCTAAAAGTTCTTTTTGTCTATATTCTTCTTCTATTTCAAATACTCCTTTATTTTTTAATTCTGTTATTTTTTCTTGACTTGCTCCTGCTTTTCTATATTCTTCAAGTAATTCATCAAGTTTTTTAATTGCAAGACCTTTTTCAACATTAGCTTCTGCAATATCTACATCAAATTGAGCCTTTAGTTTAATTACTTGTTCTTGTTGAGTTATATCTTGAAGCTGCCTGATATCCTCAAGCCAATTCTTTTTTACAAGCTTATCTATCTCTTGATTTATTTTATCAATAAAATCCAAAACCTTTTCAAGGGCTTTTGCTAATTTTTCTGCACCCTTTTCATTAGCAATCCATTCTCTTTGAACTTTAGTCAATTCTTGATTTGCATTAAATAAATTACCTTGAGCCTTAGTCAATAAATCTCCGGTAGATTTTAATTCATCATTATATGATTCTAATGTTCTTTTTGAACTAAAAAAACTATCTTCTGTTTTTTCTAATTCTTTATTTGCTGCTCTATTAGCATCTATATAACCTGTTATACTAAATCCAGTTTGTTTAAAATAATCAAATCCGGTTACTGATTTTTTAAAATTTTCTGCTCCTTTTAATCTTTCCTTTTCTACATCAAGAACTTCTGTTTGTTTGATAGCAAGTTTTTGTAATCTATCAACCTGATCCTGATATGTTTTTATATTTTCTTGAGCAGTTTGCTTTGCAAGCTCTAAATTTGCAATTTGTTGTGCTGCTGCTTGTGCTTTATTAAGAACCTCTAATGCTTTACCTTGATTTTTTGTAACCAAAGCAAGATCTAATCTTAATCCATATTCTGTTTCAAGTTCTTTTATTGCTTTTTGAGAAGCAGCAGTAAGATTACCATAACTACCAACTAATTTTATTACTGGTCCAAATGTTTCTGCTATGGTTTTTGCACTTGCCTTTTGCGCTGAAGCTAATTTTTCTTGCTGATCACGATAATCAGCAGCAGCATCTATAATCCCCTTTTGTTTAAAAAGGTCTTCCTCTAATAACTCATTATTTCTTTCTATTAATCCATTGTATATTGTCCACCCTGCAATAGCAATACCAATAGGATTAGATGCAAGTAAAGTAAATAGTCCTTTTATTGTTTTTGATAATAAACCAATTCCAATATTTAGGGCTTTAGTTGCAACATCCCAAGTAACTGTACTTGCTACTGCAAGTTTTTGGGCAGTAGTTTGATTACCTATTAATGCAGTATTAGTTATTAAAGATATCTTTAAGAAATCAAATACTTTCTTTAAATTTAATGAAGCGAATGTTAAAGATTTAACATTAAGAATATTTAATACTAAAAGATTTGCCTTTTTTGCTAATAGTGTAATAATAAATATTAGAGCGGCTTTCCATAAAGAAAGAGTAAGTGCATTTGATCTTATTTCTTTTGTTGATTCAGTTAAATTTTTAAATAATTCAGATAAAGATTCTACAAATGGCCTAAGTTCCTCAGCTGCAATACCACCAATTTCAATTTTAAATAAATTAATCTGTTCACTTAATTTCTGTAATTGACCTCCAAAAGTGTCTGTAAGTGTAGCTGCTAAATTAAAAAACCTTCCTCCCTCTTCTGTTGCAGTCCTAAAAGCTTCTGAAACCTCTTCAAAACTAACTTGACCAGCCTCAACCCTTTTAGCTAAAGCTGACATTGTTTCACCAGTCCTTTTGGCAATTTCTTGTAGTGGGTTAAATCCTACGTTTACTAATTGGCGAATTTCCTCACCTTGCAATTTACCTTTAGCTGCAATCTGCCCATA